AACAGCTACAGTAGGCTTTCAAAGTATTGCATCAACAGCATTAGTCGCTACTGGTTCAGATGATTATCAAAGTGCATCGGGTGGTGCTTTAGATGTAACGCCATTTATCGGAGCGTTTCTTGAGGTTAGTGGTGGGGTAACTGTAACGGGAGCTACACCAAATTATAGCTATATTGGTATAAGCGGAACTGTTGACTTAACTGGCGAGGTTTTAGTAACAGGGCAAACGCCTAACTATTCCTACTCACCAATTAACGGGCTGATAGACTTAACTGGTTCTATTAATATTACCGGTCAAACGGCAAATTATACATATACCTCAATTGATGGAAATGTAGATTTAACGGGCGTAATATCAATAGTTGGCGTTACAGCTTCATACAGTTATCAATCAATAAGTGGTAACGTAGATTTAACTGGTGAAATATCTGTACTAGGGGTAACTCCTAACTACAATTACAACTCAATAAACGGACTAGTAGAGTTAGGTGCTTTAATATCGGTAATAGGGCAAACAGCTAATTATAATTATAATGGTGTTAACGGTGTAATTGAATTAGCAGGCGAGATAAATATAAACGGCTCTACACCTAGTTACTCATATACTGCTATAAGCGGATTCGTAACTATTGGAGAAGGACAGGTTATAGGAACAGTAACGGCAGGCTTTGCAGATGACTTGTACTCAGCAGGGTTCAAACCAAGCGTAATTACAGTTAGTTTTAAATCGTGATATAATACATAAAATTTAAGAGGATAAGACAATGGCAGCAGGCGATAGCAAGATATTTAATGAGTACGTTTTAAAAGAACGTCAAGGTGTATATGCACAGGCTGACGCTTGGCGATTAGCTTTTATTTCTGATACATACGCAAGTGTAAGCGATGACTTAGCAACACCTAACATCTCAAGCGTAACAGTAACGAGCGGAGGCAATGTAGCAGCTAGTTATTTACTTGCTTCAGTAGCATACACAAGAGCGACAACGGTAATTAAATTTGATGCAACAGATTTAGCGCAGATATTAAAGAATGCGTCTAACCCTGCTGACGTTCGATGTGCTGTTATCTACAATGATACAAGTGCGGCGGATGATTTAGTTCAAATATTTGATATGACATCAGATGGCACAACACCATTAGATTTAGTTAATAATGATTTTACATTTACATTTGGTGCTGGTGGAATAAACACAGCAACCGTATAAACATAAACGCGGTGTAAAAGCCGCACTATCTCTGAGAGATAACATTAAAACCTTGGGGGTTGAGATGGCATTAGAAAATAGTAAACACGAGCAATTCTGTCAAGTATGGCTAGAGACAGGAAACAAATCAGAAGCCTATCGCAAGTCTCACCCTAACAGCCTTAAATGGAAAGATGACACTGTTCATAATAAAGCTAGTGCGCTATCAAGACAGGCACAGGTTTTGGCTAGGTATGAACAACTACAGGAAGATACTGTAAAAGCACACGGTGTAACCATTGAGAGCTTAATAGAAGAGTTAAACGAAGCAAGGCAAGCCGCACTAACAGCAGACACCCCGCAATCATCAGCAGCAATTACAGCGACGATGAGTAAAGCTAAGTTAGTCGGCCTAGATAAGCATCAAGTAGAGATAACCGGAGACATTAAAGTTAGAAAGACTTTAGATGATTTCTATGGGTAACCCTTCACTCAATCCAAACCTCAAAGACTTCTGGATGACTCGTGCACTACCTGATGGAACCCCGGTAACTATGCGAACACTTCACGGTGGTCGTATGTCGTCAAAGTCACATGATGCGGCAGGCATGGCAATAGCTAGAGCAAATCACCACAAAGAAATATTCTTATGCACTCGTATGTATCAGAACAAGATTGAAGATTCTGTATATACCCTGCTAAAAGATAAGATCGCTTACTTCGGATTACAAAACAATTTCAATATATTTGCCAATTCAATAGAGCACAAAACTAACGGCTCAATGTTTAAGTTCTACGGCATTGCAAGGAACATCGATGAGATTAAATCATTCGAGGGCGCAACTGTTTGGTGGAATGAAGAAAGCCAAAACCTAACTAAGAAAATGTTTACTACTATTCGCCCTACCATTATGAGAAATGAAGGCGCTGAAATGTGGTTTACGTTGAACGGTCAGCTTATCAGTGATTACTCTTGGCAGCGATTAGTTGAGGCGCCACCTAAAGGCGCATTGGTTCGTAAGATTAACTATGATGAAAACGGTTTTCTAGGTGAGTCAGCATTAAGGGATATAGCCGAGGAATTTGAGGAGGATTGGGAATTAGCTAATCACGTTTATAACGGCATACCTTACGCTGATGATGATCAGTCTATTATTAAACGCTCTTGGGTGAATGCTTGTATTGATGCTCATATTAATCTTGAGTTAGATTTATTTGGCGCGTGTTGTGTTGGTTACGATGTTGCTGATAGTGGGGCAGACAGAAATTGTATAACTGTATTTAATGGCGCTGTAGCTATAACGATGGACGCATGGAAAGCTGGCGAGGACGAACTAGAAAGGTCATCATTAAAGGCTCATGGATATGTTACTGATAACGGCTTACTGTCTTACGATAGTATTGGTGTTGGTGATGTAGTTGGCTCAATACTTAAAGGTAAAGGTAAGAAAAACTATTCTAAATTCAATGCGGCTGCTGAAGTATTTAACCCTAATAAAGAATACTCACCTAAGATAACGAACAAGAAGAAGTTTGAGAACTTAAAGGCTCAAGCATGGCGCGATGTAGCTGATAGGATGAGAAATACATTCAACGCAGTAACTAAGGGCATGAAATACAATCTTGATGAATTGATTAGCATTAGCGGTGACATTAAAGGGCTAGAAGAGTTGAAAGGCGAACTATGCGCACCTAGGTCTGATTATTCTAAGCGTGGATTAGATATAGTTGAGGCTAAAAAGGACGTTAAGAAGAGGCTAGAAAAGTCCCATGATTTGGCTGATAGCTTCATCATGGGGGCGTGTCCTCACCTAGTTAAACGTCAAGGTGGGCGTTTAAATATTGATGGTTAAGTGGCGAGTCTATTACACCTAAGTGATAGCTCGTCAACATGACGCTGTAATATAAACTCATGCGTTCCGCCTTGTGTCGATGAATGCCCTATAACCAACCATTCAGCTCCGAGGAAGTCACACAACCCTTGCGAGTCAAACCCAAACACTAGCGCTTTTATCTCTGCTGTTTCACTTGTAGTTATCATCATAGCCTATCACCTTTCATCGAATATATTAATGACGCTAGCTCACCCTCTGCTTTGCGCCTAGAAGATGTGACGTTTAACCATCCTTGAGCGACTATTTTATTTAAATGATCAACGGGCATTTTTTCAATTATACATCCCTCGTCCGGCAACCCCTGTTTACTACTATGAAGAAAATATTTAATTATAGTGGGTCTTGGTGGTTGGTACGCATAGCCAGTATCAACCATATAAACGGTTTGCCCTTGTTTATATTTCATAATCTATCACCATTCATCTTAACCAACTCAGCAAGGATTTTCTCCTGCAACAAAATACCCTTGTTAATCTTCCAGTACCAGCACATTACCTCACGTATAAGCACGAATACGAATAGGCAACCCATGAATAGTACAAATACGTTTTGTAGTTGATCGTGTGTAATATCCATTTACTTAACCTCTGTATTTGTTAAAGTTTCTATAGCAAATAAAACCAATTCAAGCTCGGCAGCGCTATCATCCATTTCCTTTTGAGAGCGACAGAATTCATTAGAGTACATGCCCTGCCAAAACTCTATTTTCTCTTTTATATTGAGCATTTACTTAACCTCTACTGTTAATGTATCAAATGCAAATAACACTAACTCTAAATTAGCTTTTATTTCACGCTCCTCGTCACCACTACAGCATCTATCCAGTGCACACTCTGCCCATTCTGTTATCTGTTGTGTAATATCCATTACTCACCTACCCATTTAATATGTCTCTCTATCATTTCTGAAAAGCAATTAACTTGCTTATTTGTAAGGGTGACGCTAAAGCTACCAAGCAAGCATTTAACTTCATTGTTTAGCGATTCCCTGCCTAGCCAAGCCATATAGCCATTGTCTTTTATGTATTGATTCTTAGTCATTACTCACCCGCCCATTCAGCGCCAGCAAGAAAAGTCTTTTTAAATTGCTCTTTGATAAAATCACTGTCTGTCATATCCTTAACGAATTCATCAGCAGCCTTTTCTTTATCGATTCTTGTGTCGATAGCATTTACCCATGCGTCATTATTCCAACAGCAGCCAATACCAGTGCCATCAAGAAATGTGACTACTCCGCCCTCTTCTTTGCTTGTTGATAGCGTTTTAACTACCTTGCCTTGATGCATAAACTCACTACCAACTAACGGCAACTCTCCATTATCAGCCATAGCTTGTGTGAATACTGGTTGTGATGGCTTACCTACCATTGATGCGCCCATAACTGTTTTCATATTATTTATTCTCTCTATTTCATTAATGTATAACTGCTTGTCTTCACCTGTACGCTCGAAGTATTTATTAATCCAGTATTCAGCAGCATCAGCAGCAGCATCAGTAGCAGCAGCATCAGCAGCATAAGCAGCATAAGCATAAGCAGGAACAACAAGCACCACAGCAGCAGCAGCATCTAGGTTAGCATCCAACTCTTCCTGAGTGTGATTCTTTCTGTTCATTGCTACTAGTATAAATTTGTTCATTGTTTATTCTCCTTTTACACATATTGGTTCAGATTTGTATGGCTTGTAGTAAACCAACCCTTTAGATTCGCACAGCTTAATGTCGCTTTCTTTCTTTGCCACCCAATAAGGAAGTGAATAAGCCACTATAGGTATAGAGACAATAATCAAAGCGACCATGTATTTGTTCATATTATTTATTCTCCAATTTTATTGCTACAAAGAAATTAACCACAAACGGAGCTACGACAAACACAACTGATGCAACAACCCCTTTCAATAAACCTTCAGTAAACACTCCATTATGTATGTATACCTCACTCCAGCCCCAATAAAGTGTATTGAGAGTTATTACCACAGCTAAAAATATTATATATTTCATATTACTTATCCTCCAATTCATTGATTTCATTAACTATCAATTTATTCTGCTTATTATCCTTTACCGCATGTTCACGATACCAGCGCAATGAATAACCGATAACCTCGCAGAACTCTAAAAGTGTATAGCCTTTGTTTCTAATCTTTCTTGTTAGCTTGTTCATTTTAATTTTACCTTGATAGTCGAGCACCTACAGTTGAATGTTCGTATTTCATCCATTGCCCTCATAAACGGCCTAGCGTTAGCGTTTATGTTAATGGCTAGCCTTTTATCCATAACAGAAAAGTAACGCCTCATAGGTACGTGCTTGTAGTGGTATCGCTCACCCCACTTACCAAGCGTTACGAAATACCAAAGCAATCTAGGTAAAGGTGCCTTGATTCTTTTTGTGCCTGAGAAATCAACCGTTTCTATTTTAGTTAGTCTTGCCATATAAACCCCTGTTATCTGCTTCATTTGCATTAATATAGATTATCTTTTGCATCATTGCAAGGTAAGTTTAAATTATTTATCGAATAGTGATATAATAAACAAAATCACATAAGGCTTTGAT